ATTAGCTGACGGAGAATTTGTAACTAAATCAAAAGCAGTAAGAGGCGCAGGTATTGCTTTAGGTGCAAACCCAAAAAATAAAAAACAACAAAGAGAATTAGGCGCAAGATTTTTCTATAAACAGATGGCAGACTTTGACAAATTGGCGAAAAGAATGGCATCGTAATGAATTTATTAAGGGTGTGGGAAAGTGAAGAGGTAGACAAAGTTTGGATTTTTGTAAAAGACTACATACAAAAAGCATTAGATAGCTCTGGTAGCTATGCTGATCATGAACATATAAAAGATCAGGTTAAGAAAAATATGATGCAACTTTGGGTAGCTTTTGAAGAAAAAGAAAAAAAAGTCTACGCAGTAGGAGTAACAGAATTAAAACAGTACCCTAAATATCGTACTATGAATTTTAGGATACTGACAGGAGAACAAATGAGTAAGTGGGTTCATTTTTTAAAACCAATGGAAGAATGGGCTAAAACACAAGGAGTGAAGAAAATGGAATATTATGCTCGACCTGGATGGGAAAGATTTTTAAAAACAAAAGGATACAAGAAAACACACGTGCAATTAGATAAATTTATAGGAGAAACAAATGAGTAGTGGCGGCGGAGGTGGCGGAAGTAGTGTCCCAGCGGATACAACTAACGTCCAAACAATTAGAGAAGCACCTGAAATAGAAGCAAGAAGACTTGGTTTGATGGATGCAGCTAGAGAATTAGCTGTAAAAAAAACCACTCCTCCAGCTTTTCAAGTGCAACCTATGTCTACTGCAGAAACAGAGGCTTTGACTTTAGCTAGATCTGGACCTGCAGGAACGCAACAAATGACTGATGCAGCGTCAGCTATTCAAGGAGCGCAGACCGCGGCCGGTAAAACATTTAGTGCTTCTGATGTGCAACAAGCTATGAATCCTTTTATTCAAAATGTAGTAAACAGGATTGGTGAGAGTTATGCTCAGAAAGAATCTGATTTAGCAGCTAAAGCAGTTGCATCAGGAAATTTTGGTGGAGGCAGAGAAGGGGTTGGTATAGCAGAACTACAAAGACAAAAAGCAGACGTTCTTGGAGGAGTATATGGCCAAGGTTTTGAATCTGCATTAGGTGAGTTACAAAATCAAAGAAATCTTGCAGCACAAACAGGTTTAAGTGCTGGTCAACTTCAAGGTCAATTAGCAGGCACAGCTTTATCACAAAGAGAATCACAACTATCAGGACTTGCAGGACTTGGTGGTTTAGAAAGAGGTATTGGTCAAGCTGGTTTAGAAGCAGCAAGACAAACAGCATTACAAAAAATACAAGAGCCATATCAAAGAGTTGCTTTTGTATCTGACATTCAATCAGGTGTGCCATCAGCTTCTCAAGCTAGATTTACTCAAACAGCGTCCCCACAACAAAGTCCTATAGGTCAAGCTGTAGGTACAGGTCTTGGAGCATACGCAGCATTTGGCGGGAGGTAAACGATGATAAATCGTTTGCGAAGAAAAGTTACAAGCAAAGGAATGCAAAGTGGAGGCATGACTCCATTTGAACAAGCGCCATTATTTTCACAACAAGGATTAAGACAAAGAGCAGAGCAAGCTAGAGGTTTATATAATAGATTACCAGGTGGAGTAAGAGGTCCTTTAAATTTTGCGGGACGTGTTGTTTTACCTAGAACACCTATAGGTAAAGGTATTGTTTATGGTGGAGCTGCATTGGGTGCAATGGGTGGAATAGAAGGATTAAGAAACGCACTTAACCCATCAGAGGAGACTATCGTAAACAGAATGAACGCTGCTAATCCTGTTAATGAAAGACAATTGATAATAGGAAAAGATATAAGTGTTTTTGGAAAAGGGTTGCCAGAATCAACGGTATCATTACCTGATGATACAGGAGTCGTGCCAACAAAAAAAAGGACTATAGAAGATGATTTTCCTGGTATGACATCTTCAGAAATTATTGAAACAATAGAAAATCAAGGAGATAAAACAGGAATTAAGATAGAGCCTGATGCAATAATAGAAAATATTAATAATGCTAATAACCAAAATCAGATGTTAGATGCTGATAAGGTGCTTACAAATATTAATGAAGAAGAAGGAAGACCTAGCCAAGATATAATAGAGCAAGAAACTGTTGAGGCTCAAAAAGGATCAGAGGGTGATGGCATAATAGTTGATGATGAAACTATTGATACTGAATACACAAGTAGAGATGAACAAGAACATAAAGCCAATCAATTATTTATAGATGAATATTTTGGTCAAGGTGGAGATAAAAGTTTGTTAGCATTGTCATTAGATAAAACAGTTGGGGATCTAATGGGCGATGATAATAAAAAATCTAATAAATTACTTTTATTACAATTAGCTGCTGGGTTGTTGAGCAATAAAACTACACAAGGTGGTTTTAGAGGTTTTTTAGATGTTTTAGGTCAATCAGGACAACAAGTTATACCACTTGCTTTAAGTCTAGAAGCTCAAAGAAGAGATGATGAAATAGAACTTAAAAAGGCTTTGTTAGCCAATATGAAAAAAACTAATGAGACATCAAAGTTTTCTTTACCAGATAAAATAGCAAAATTTACAATGCCTGGAGATACACAAACTACGACAGCTAGAATAAAAACTGATCAATTTGGTAATATATTTGCGATGATGACTGATAGAGATGGAGGCAATCCACGATATAGAAATGTTACAAATCTACCAATGAGAATATTAGATGCTCCAGATAAAGAAGATATTTTATCTACTAATCAAAGAATCGGTTTAAAAACAAGAGCTTTGAAAGGTGTAAGAGAGGCTTTAGAGATATCAACAAAAGATCCATCGTTAGTTGGTTCGAAAGGTACCTTTACAAGAGGATTAAATATCGCTGGCGATGTATTGATGCAATATTTAGGTAAATCTAAATTTTCAGATTTAAGAACTGAACTTGATGCAGGTAAAGAGCTATATTTAAGAGAACAAAAACTTTTATTTGACGAAGGTAAAATTTCCGAAGATGATTATAATGAAGCTATTAAAAAAGGAGATACTTTTTTCAACAAAGGACTTGAACAAATTAAAAAAGGTTTAGAAGCAGGAGAAGGATCCGATTTACAATTACAAGCTAAATTAAGAACAATTGAGTTATTAACTTCCTATGCGTTAGCAAACATTTTAA